CACCCTCGGCGGGAGGGAGGGGGTGTTCGGCAAGGTATAAGTCCGCTGCCTTTTCGGGGGATATGATTTCACCCGTCCCCCACTTGCGTCTCGTTAGCCACTTGTCGTAGGCTATTAATTCTTTTCTTTTCATCTCAGGCATATTTTTCTTGATATCGCTTAAGCTCATGATAAACAGTTGTTAAATCCTCATTTGTATAATGAACCGCTGAGCGAGCCATCTTTTTGATGTTTTCGGTTATCGTTGCGCCGTAACGCCGGATCATTGCCTCCTCATACAGATCGGTGTCATCCTCCCCGTTACATTTCCAACATTGCCCGTTCACGTTTAGGGTGTTCCATCTCGTTGCTAAGTGACGGCGTTTCATAAAGTGTCCGGCGGTAATGTTTTCAGGGGTCAGGGTTTTACCGCAAGTGATACATGGGCTACCGGTATCTCTCCCCTTAATGATGTCTCTTATGAGGTCATCTAATCGCTTCTCCAAAATCTGTCGTTGTGTCATAATCCTATCTTTTCGGTTATCTCATTAATCTTAACCTTGTTAAAGACCACATACTTTTGGGCGGCCTTAATTGATACGTTTACACGGGCGGGGCTGAAGCCCGTTAGGTCACAAATCTGCTTATTCTTTGCGCCGTACAGCGTTAAGATGTAACAAACCAACTGTCGGGCAACGGGGATCTTCCCGTACCGGAAGGTTGAATGATATTCCTCCGGTGAAATGCCTATCAGCTCACAAACCAAGTCCACCAACATATCATAGGGAAAATGTTCGGGGAACTCTCTCGCATACTCATCCTCAAACGCCCTGAGCTGTGTCATTAAGAATTCCCTGTTTTGAACTCCGAGCTTTATCTTAGCGAACTTATAGATAAAGTCCTTCGTGTATAGGGTCATCGGTAAATCTTTTTTACGGTTAACTCAGCTTCGTAACCCCGTCTTTTACATTCGTGCATGACGGCGCTGAAAAACTTTTCGTCTGACAGGGCTTCATTAGCTTGAGAAATATCACTCATGTTTAATTGTTTTGGAACAAGGGTTTGATCAATCAGGGCTTTAACCGCCTCTGCCTCGTCCTTCTTCTTTTTCTTGTTTATGTGATTGGCTAACCGTTTTGCATGATCAATAGTAAAGCCGTCACCGTTAGGCAGGACTGATACATACCGTTGCCCGTTTACCCCTTCAACTATCTTAAAGTATCCGAGTTGTTCCATCCCTATCGTAATACCACAGCTCACGCCGATAGTGCTTACGAGCTTTCGTGCATCTCTCAGCGTTGCCGTTTCCGGTAGTTGCTTCACCGTGTTAAGGTATTCCTGATACCTTTCTGCTGTTCCTGTTTTCATGATTTTTGTTTTTGTAGTTAATATTAAACTCTACGGGATTTCCCTATCAGCTCTATGAAATTAAACATCTCCATGAACCTCTCAATAGTCTGCTCCCCGTATTTCTCTACTAATGTCTTGATCTTATAGTTAGAGGTGGCAAAGGTTATTGCTCCGTTATCATATCGGGCTGAAAACAGTTCCATGAGTGGGCGGGTATCCGTACCATAATCTTTTACTATGGGCTGTTCTTTCCCAAGGTCATCTATAAGCAGGGGCTTTTTAGCATAAGGCTCAATACCGTTATTAAGGATCATCCTGTTCAGATCAAAGGCGTTATGCATTAAAAAAGATCGGGCGGTGAGCTTGCTTATTACTCCGGCCAACCCTTTGATCAGGATAGTCTTTCCTGTTCCTATGCCTCCCATGATAAACATACCTTTGTTCGGGCTTCCCTTAAAGCCGTTGCCGGCGGTAAGGTATTGCCACAGCTTATGTATGCACTCATCGTTATCATTGTCTATGACAAAGGGGTTGAATATTCCCCTCTGAGACATTTGTATCTCACATTCAATTATGAGTAGCTCACGGAAATCCGGTTCGGATATTTCCTCACAATTAATCTTCCTCTGATTTACAGCCGTTCTGACTGCTTCGAGTTCCTTTTTAGCCTCTTGAATGAGGTCAGTAATCAGATGCATGGAATACATTTTTACTTTGTTTAAATTCTTTACTACGTCTTACCCAATATGATAACCGCCGGTCAAACTCCCAAGTCTTTTCCATCTCCCACCGCATTACGCAGTTCTTGTCTGCCTCACTCCAATAGTCATAAAACTCGGTGAGGGTTTGCTTATCATAGCTTTCGGAGAACTCAAATACTTTTGTCTTGAATAAGGCTCGGCGTTGTTGCAACAGTTCTTTTTTTCTTTCTAACAAACTTTCTTTTTTCGGGATAGTTTTTTTATTTGTTTCCTTTCTTTGTTTATTCATTTCTTTATTTATTGTTGAACGCTTGCCGGACGGCTGTTCAACAGGTGTTGGTTCAGGCGGGTGAGATTGAGAACGGCGTTTTTCGGCTGAGGCTAATCCGGCCTTCCTCTTAAGTTCAATGATCTCATCCTTTTTCCCCATCCTTTTCAGGAAGCTTTCACTCCAAAAATAGTCCTTGTCATTTGAGAACAGTTCGAATACCTTAACACAGTCATTAAGGAAGCCTCTGAGAAAGTTCATATCCTTTCCTATCTCATCACAAACGCCCTCTAAAACATACTCTTTTTTTGATAGCTTATAGTTCTCCTGAGACCTCATTAATTCGAGGATGACCCAATAAATACCGTAGCCCTCAATCCCGTATCTTTTGATAAGGGCTTTAATCTTCAGGTCATTGCGTGCGTCTCCGTCGTGTGAAAAATACAGGCTGTCTTTCATGGTCGTGGTTGTGGTTTATTAAGATAAACATAATTGTTAAATTATGCAAGAAAGAGGGGGTAATTCCCCCTCTCACTTTATCAAAAACCTACGACTTGCGACCCCTTCATAAACGTACTGCTCATACAGCTCGGGGTGATCATTCTTGAAGCTCTCCTTATTAAACAGGGTTGGTGCAGAGGCGGTCTTCCATGTTATGATAGGCTTAGGACCGTTCATTACGGCCTCAGCATCCCTCATCACTAATTTGATGCTGTCAATCATTTCCTGTTCCTTCTCTGTCTTCTCCTTAATTTCAGCCCGTAAAAGCTTCAGTTGTTCATGCACTCCTATCAGTTCGGGGGTGGCCTGTATGACATTGCCGGCGGTATGGTATTTATACCGGTATTCAACATCTGAGGCGGTAAGCGGGTCGGGCGGTGTATCCTTCTCTATGTGATCTTTCCAAAACTTAGCCACCGCCTCTATCATGTAGTTCCAAAAATCGGCGTCAAATTCAAACTCCTTAAACTTGAAGTCCAATCCCCTCTCCAACCATGCGACCGCTCCGCCCGTCATGCCAACCACTCCGAGATACCATTGCAGTTGACAGAACCACTCATCCGGCACATCTTCAATAACGCTCTGAGTGGTCTTACATTCAAGAACCCGTTTCCCAACGCTCTCAGGGGTTACATATATTCTGTCCGGCATCCCTATCGCAAACTGATGTTCAGGATGTTGGTAAACCTTCTGCTTGGCAGAGCTTTTGATTATCCGATATTGTGTTTCGGCCTCAAAAAACTGTGCTACCGCACCTTCAAGGATGGTTCCCGCCCTTGTGTACTTATTGTCAACGGGGAACGTTTCACGTCCGGTCTTGGTCAGCCACACCTTATAGGGTGAACTGTAACTGCTCAGTCCGAGTATTGCCGCTACCTCAGAACCGCCAATCCCTCGCAGTCTTTTGTTTGTTATCTCAGGGGTGAAGCTCATAACAGTTTCCCTTCCTCTGATTGTGGCGGCTTAGGCTGTTCAGCTTTCCTTCGCCTGGCCTGAGCCTTTTCGATAGCTGACTGAACTTTGTCCTTAGTTTCACGGGCTACTCCCGCCTTGGTGTCACGGCCAAAGGCCTCAGCAACGGTGGTATCACCATCCTGTATTGCCTGAGCCAACCCTACGAGGGTTAACATTTGGGTCTCCTTAATTTGGTTGACCGTCTCAAGCTCAAGCAGGGCGAGTATCTCTGCCTCCGTCACGTTAAAGGTGTTCAGATACCCGTCAATGATTTCACGCCTCCGCTTCAGCATAAGCTGTTCGGTACTGAGGTCGCCAACTATCATTTTCTGTGCGGCCTTAAACACCTTCTGTACGGCGGTTACGGGGATTACCTGAAGGATAGCATTACGGCTCGCTATGGCGAGGGCGGCGTTACATGTAACCACGATCATGTCCTCAGCAAACCGCTGACCCCTCTTGTCGGTTATCCTCCGCTTAACCTCAGTCCTTACGGCATAGTTGTTTTCAAGGTCAATGCATACTGATTGAGCAGTAACCATCGTGTCTCCGATCTCCACAATCTTGTTGTCAACCCTCAGGTTTTTATACTCCGATGCGAGGTATCGGGCGAGGTGTACGCTTGCGCCGGTGATCTCCTTGCCGGCACGGGGGAGGGAGTAAACACAGGACTGTGCGAGTTCCTTGTCCTTGCTGATCACCGCAATAACATTCTGAACCGATCTCTCAACGTTACGGGGATAGGCTTTCGCCGTCCTTACCTGAACGTCAATCTCACTCCGGTTCTGAGCCTCCGTTACGGATACGCTTTGCACCTCAACGGCTTCAATGATTTCATTTTCCATTTGATAGGTTTTAACTGTTAATAATAGCGTCCCAATCTTTTCGTGCGGTCAGTAAGCTATAAAGAGTATTTACCCTTTCAGCCTTACATCCCCTGAGCAAGTCAACGCCTGTAATCCGGACATAGATTGCAGAAAGCTCAGATGTTGTTTTTCGCCTAAGGCGATCTTTGATTTTGGGTTTTGTCATGCTTATAATGGTTAAGTTTCACTTTGCGAATGATTACATTCTTGTAATAGAAAGCCTCATTTTTTGCAATGAAGAACCTTCGTATTGTGTGATACAGGGCTTCTATGCCCTCGGAGGCAAGTAACCATTTAAGGCTTGTATAAGCCTCAACAGTTTTGTCAGCCCATCCTGAGGCGTCGGGGTCTCGGATGTTGCTGATCTTCTCTTTAATGTAAACCGTGTTCTGCATACTCAAAGATAATTAAATTTAACGACATTGGTTAATAAATTGCAACAAAGATGCATAAACTTATTCACCGGTTTCTGACACGTTATTCTCAGGGTCATGAAGGCCTACCCGTTTGGCATATCGTTCCTCTATGAATATGAACCGTACCCCGTCAAAATCTATGTCCTTAAAGATGCGCTTACAGGCCTCTGCCGATACAACCCAAAGCTTGCCGGTACGATAAGGATTGTCTCCTTTTTCTCCGTCCCTGACCTCACACAGCATTACTCCTTTGCGTATGGCCTCTTTACACTCGTTACACGGGCGGCGGGGATCAGCCTTACCATGAAACTTTGACATATCAGTAGAGGGTTCACCCTTCCTGTTATATCGTATTGCAAGCAGGATGTCATTATCCCTCCCGCAGTAAAAGCACTTTGTAAGTGCTACATTCATTTTCTCACTCATTTTGTATGATTATATAGGTGTCTAAATCAAATTGTTCTTTGTCCGCAAGGAACTCTATGAGCTTAATGATAGCTCCCATAATTGTTCTTGCTATTGTCAGGATCACTCCCGTATCTTTATCCATGATGACATACCGGTTAATATCCGGCGTGCCTATCATGCACCATTCTGAAAGGATGAAGGTGTTAGCGAAACGGGAGGCTCGGATTTGCCTCAAGCCGAAGAAATTCGGCTCAAGGTGTAATCCGCTTTCAATAATGAGGGTCTGACTATTCATTGACCGGCTCTTTGACAATGTATTTCTTTTCAGCTAAGGCCTTGCAGAACCCCGTCAGCTTTGGCACTTTAACAACCTCCTCAACATAGTCAATGTCGCAAGCCTCAGTATTCCCAATGATTACCTCAACAATGACTGATTGATGCCACTCATTAAGCATTTTGGGATATAGCCAAAACGTACCGTCCATTTTGTCCTTGTCTATGGTTAAGGTTGGTTCGTTATTAAACGCCCTCGCCAACCTACCTATCAGCTTATCAAACTCATCCGGCGGGAACGGTATTTCCTTACCTTCCTCATTAACCTTTGGCCTGATAGTTACTCCGGCGTGCCAATATGTCTTTTCCATTTTGAGCCGGTCAAGAGGAATAAGGTCTGCTATGTTCTGCATTACCATACGGGTAAACATCACATCCTTGGCAAAGTCCTTAACCTCCCTCAGCTTGCGCTTGTATGCGATTAAGTGTTGTTCTGTTTTCATTTGTGGTTACATATTAAGTTGATTCATGGTTTCCGGTTCTTCGGTGAACACATAGCTACCGGCGATAGCCTGAAGGTCACGCCTCCTTTCTTCGTCCTTATCCCGTGCCATTGCCGAGATTGCCTGAGACATCATAAGGTATGAGGGCTTTCCCTGTATCCCGTCATCTTCTGAGTGTTGTAACAGGATTTCCTCAACGGTCTTAACCTCAGGCTTTACGAGGCCGAGCTGTGGGAGGCGCTTTATTTCAAGGCTAAGGTTCAGCGGCTTGGCTGAGGCCTCAACTATTTGAGCTTCTTCAAACTCACGGTTACGTTCAGAGAATATCCATCTCATGCTGTCACGAACCATCAAAGCCCTGACCTCCGTTTCCTTGTTTATGGTCTCAATGGAGAACATGAATTCGTCCGACATACGACTACCAAGATGCACCTCTTTCAAGAATGATTTGCCGGTCATGCCGTTTAAACAGGCGGGGTAAAGTTTGAATGACCGCAGTTCGAGTTTCCCCGACCCGAAATCTGAGTTCCTTAGCTGAACCCCTCTTGCATAGCTCACAATCCCGTTGTTGGGGGTTTCAACGAAGATTATGTTTGGGTCAATAGCCTCAAGCCAATCCTTAGACGTTCCCTCGTATGCGCCGATCAGGGGAAGCTTTAGCTCCCGTGCCATCAGCAGGAACATCATGAATATCTCTCTTGTGTTAAGTCGCTTGTATGAGGTGCTTAACCATCCCCTTACGGTGTCGTTCACGTTCCTGAACAGGAAGCGGTTATCCCGTGCCTCCCTGTTCGTGATGTACTTATTCAGGGCGTAGGTTACGGCATCGGCCTCATACGGTTTGCCTCCCCTAATTGTGTTAGCTACCCATCCGGCAGGAACGCCGAGGCTTGCGGCGGCCTGATAACCGGCGTGATAGCTCAGGCCAAGGTTGTGAACCTTATCCGGTGCTTCCGGTATCATAACGCCGATGCCATGAGTGGAACTTTTTAGCACCGTGAACGTGATAAGCCCTGCCGGAATTACCATATCGTCAATGTGACGATTGATTAGTCTGTCTGACAGCTTTACGCTGTCGATCTCTGCCTTTTCAACAAAGGTATTCACCTTTCGTTGTAGCACTTGCTGAAGTCCTGTCGTGTCTTTCATTTACATTTATTTAGTGGCTTGCGCCGATTTCTTAATTGATGCCCGTAAGTCTGTTGCCGCTCCGCTTACCCTTCTGAAGGCGGTCTTTGCCTGTGGGCTTACGGGGTGTACGATATATCCTTTTTCTCCTTCAGGGGTCGTGTGGGGCATTACCTCAAACCTCTGCTTTTGGTCGTTGTAGTACGCCCAAACCTTAGGGCGTATCCCAAGCGGTGAGAGCTTACTGTTCAGCTCCTCAACGCTGTCTGCCTTCACGAAAAACGGGTCATAACGCTTACTCATTTCTGCTTCCTTTCGTATGTCAGTTGGTGAATAAACTCATCCATGTACTTTACGATTTCACGCATTGCGTAGAACTCCTCAAGACCTACGGCGTTATGAAACAGTCCGGTGCTGTTCATCAGTCCGTGATAGTTCATTCTTTCGGTAGTTTGATCTCTGAATGTGGTTACCGTCTTCAGGGCGAACCGCAGGAGGTCTTTGTAGTCGGCCTCACGCTTCGAGAGGTCTTCGCCGGAGGTGTCAAGGTATTTCATTTTGCTAACGTACTTGCTTATGGTTTCCCTGAGAACCATCAGGGTGCGCCTCTTAAATACGTTCCGTGCAACCGTGCCGCCCTCCCAAGCCACTAAGTATGCGAGGTCTGCATTTTCCTTGTTGACGGCCTGTTTGAACTCGTCAATCTTCTCTGTTGTCCAAATGATCCTCATTGCGAGTATCCTGACAAACTCGGTGTAACTCCTTTCGGCGGGGCTTTGCGGCTGTGTTAAGTCTGTGGTTTTCGTTTCCATGATAATTATGCGTTTGTGGTTTTTAGTTTCATTCATACTAAAGGTAATCATTTGCGTTGAACTATGCAAATATATTGCCGTTTATTTGCACCTTGGGCGGTAATTTAGAAACGGTCTAAACAATGGCTTCCGGCGGGAGGTCTTCATTGGGGATTTCCCAAAGGTGATGGCAGTATGGATGAACGTTCACAAACTCACGCTTGGGCGGGAATAACTGAGCCATAGTTACGTCATCAGGGATGTACCGGTAACGGGCTTCCTTAATCTCATTGTAAGACGGTGAACAGTTCGGGGTGCTGATAGACAAATGCCATAGGCCGTTATCCTGAGATACCAACACTCGGCATCTCCCCATCTGATATACCTTGATGTTCATATCCGGTAACGGTTAATCAGTTGCTCAAGCTCCCGCTGAAAGTTCTGCATCTCAGTACCGGAGATGACACACAGTAAAAGTGATCCGTCTTCGGACTTGAGAGTAACCTTTGTGTCCATAAACTCACCCTTAAAGGTTTCCACCTCATACTCTGCTGTAAGGGGAATAGACCCTCCCAACGAGTAGGCAAACGTTCTGAATTTAACATCATATCCCATCGTGGCGTATTTGAAGTTCATACTTAGTTCCGAAAGGTCCGGTATAGTATCCGTCCTTAATGATCTGATCAATGATCTGCTCAATCCATTCGGGGCGCTTCCCTTTCTTAAGGTTGATCATCCTGAATGTTTCAGTAGTCATCTGACCTCCATCTGATCCGTCAGAGTAGGTCACCGTAAATCGCAAATTGTCTTTGTCCATGTGGCTTATTTTTGTGGTTAATCGAATAGTCCTAAGTCCTTCCTTTCGGCGGGGGTTCTCCTGTCAAGCTTCATGATCGGCTCGGGGTAATGCTCATGCTTAATCTCAGCCTTCACCACCGTTGCCCTGTTGTGGCGTTCCCTGTAAGACGCTCCCCGTAAAGCCGGATGCTGTTCCTGTAATAGTTGCCTCGCCCTCCGGATGCTTTCAGGGTCAGCGTAAGTTCCCTTGATGAATTCACCGGCGAAGTCCAAGAATGAGTATGCCGACCATCGGAGCTGTGGGTTCTGAATAGCCCAAACCTTCAGCATTAATAACCGGTCATTATCTTGGGTTTCCGGCGATCCGGTCAACAGTCCATAAACCGTTGCTTTGATTGATCTGATCTTGTTAATCATATTGCCTCCTTTCAAATTGTATTAACATCAGCACATTGCAGGTCACTTTCAGGTGTCCAACACTCTTTACAAAGTACGGGGTATCCGTGAGTATATAAGATTGCTTTTTCCCCCTTGTGGTGTTTTGCTTGGTTTTCTTCATCCATGAAGTAGCACCCGCACTCAGTACAACAAGTGCCATCGATCATGTCTTCTGCTATTTCTCCCATTGCGCTTTTCTTTTTATGATTTGAGGTTGTTAATTATCCATTCAGTTTCAGTCTCTTCGAGTTCCACCTTGTTAATAAGCTTTGCCTTGATGACCTCGGCTTGCGGGAAGAACTGATAACTCAGTTCGTATGGGCTTTGCTCCCATTCATGGGTCACGAAGCTTTTAAGGATTTCCTTCAGCTTCTCGGTCATCAGGTTGTTCTCTGCCTCATATTCTTGAAGCTCGCTTTTTAGTCTTTCATTGGCAACTATTAGTCTGTTCCATTCAGTTTCTAATTCGCTGCATCTGCTTTCGAGATCACGTTGTTTGTTCAGGTCTGTCGTTCCGAGCATCAGCGTGAAGTCATTTTTGATGTTTTTGATCATGGCCTCAACGTCTGCTTCAGTAAACCAATCTGCGAAGTAGCCGTTTCCGGCGGCGAGCTTTTCTATTAGGCGAATTTCTTCGGCCTTACTTAGGCTCTTTTCGGTGTTTGTCGGTGTGCTCATGGTGTGTGGTTTTTGTGGTGTTTATCTTGTTTACAGTATAAAGATAACTCATTCACTTGAATTGCGCAAATAAAATACAATGTATTTGCAGTACGGGGTGTAATTTAGAGTTGGTCTAAATAAGAAAAGGGAGTATTTCGATTTTCTAACCCGCTCCCCATGTTCGGTAAATAGCCTTTCCTCCGTCTGATCAGGTATGCGGAAAACCACAACCGCAATCCTTCTCCTAATGGTTACTCAGCACGATCTTAATTAGGGTTAAGCCTTATCCGGTCAATGATCGTGAAGACCTTATATTCTGAAGGGTCACCTTCATCAACTATGCGGATCGTTATGATCCTCTCAGGATAGCTCACCTCCCTGTATATTTTGAAATGCCGGTTGTTTATGACATGGGATGTAATCTTGTCCTCTGTCCTTATGTATATTGCTTTTGCCATTTCGTTAAGCTTTTGAGTATCCTTCTTCATCAAGTGAGCCTATGGCCTGATCTGATATTACGAAAGCCTTTCCTTCATCAACGTATTTTCGTGCCTGAAGATACGGTATTCGGGTCAAAAGTATTCCGTTTACCCAATACTGAACATGGGCTGTCTTAACGTTTGATGAGTCCAACTGCCATTCTTTTGGCCGGTACTTGTACGGGGTTTGTAGCTTTGGATGTATCATGGTTTCGTCCTCCTTAGTACATTGTTACGCCCTTCAGCCTGATCAGGCCGTCTGTTCCAAGTTCTACTCTGAACTCCTTAGGGTTCAGGCTCAGTTTCAGTTCTGCGTAGTAAGCCATTGCGGCTGTTACGTTTCCGAAGTACACGAATTCGGTTTCTCCGGTGGTTCTGTTGATGATCTTTACGGTTTTCATAGTCCTGTGGTTTTAATTGTTGTTTATGGTTACGGACACCCTCTGTCCGGTTATCTGCACTGTTCTTTGGCGGTCATTTCGCTCATCTCTGTAGTTTTTAAGTTATGCTTCGTAAAAAATCTCAATCTCGTTATCTATCTCAGCGTCCGTCGGGTTGCCCTGCGGGTACATCCTCATTGTGTTGCGGTAAATTGCCTTCCAGTCCGTCCCGGTCATCTCAAGGTAGTTGGCCTCGGCCATCCTATCCTGTATCCGGGCGGTCAGGGCTTCGTCGTAGTTGGCTTCCTTGTAGCTGATTAGCCTTAGCTTGCCTTCCGTTGTTTTGATTACTTTCATCGTCGTGGTTTTTTGTGGTTTTTTCATCTTCGTAGTAAAGATAATACATTCAGTTAACATTTGCAAATAAAATAGGCTTTATTGCGGTCAGGGGTGTAATTTAGATGAATTCTAAATAGCGAACCGTTATTATGATTGCGGTGATCCGGCGCTGTGGTTTAAATTATGCGTCAAAAGATTTTGTTAATTGAAAACGTTTATATTTGTACAAAACATAACTGATGGTAGAAAAGCTTCAGATCGAATGGGTTAAAATCTCAACGTTAGAGGTTAACTCAGGCCAAATCGAAGGGGTTCCAACTAATCCAAGGTTTATCAAGGACTCAGGGTTTCGGGCTTTAGTGCAAAGCATAAGTGAAGACCCTGATTTCATGTCAGCCAACCCTCTCAAGGTTTATAAGAACGTAGTCATCGGGGGCAATATGCGCCTCAGAGCTTGCCGTGAGCTTAAGTGGAAGGAGATACCAATAGTCCGGTTTCCGGATGATACGCCTCCCGATATTCTTAAGGCAAGGGCTATAAAAGACAACCACCATTACGGAGAAGACGATTGGGATGCTCTCGCTAATGAGTGGGATGACGTTCCTCTTAATGAATGGGGGGTATTCAAAGATCATGTAACTTTCAATCCAAACCTCAGTCCGGAAACGGCTCAGGGGCAGGTTACTGAGGCTGACATTATCCACGCCCAAACGGAACTTAGCAATCAATTCGTTTCCTCAGAGCCGCAGATGTTTGAGATTATCTGTCCTAAGTGTGGTAATGAATTCAATGTCAAAGATCCCTCGAAATGAACAAGAAACAAGTAGCGGCATTTTTAGAGGGCGAAGAATGGACTTTTGCAAAGACCATGCCGACAACTCCGCATTGGTACATAATAAAGCAAAAGTGTTCCGACCCTGATAAGTTCGTTGAGGCAGCTGAATATTTACAGGCCAACGGAGTGCCGCATAGGTTCTTCAAGAAGGTTTATCTGTACTCATTTTTCGGCAAGTACAAATATTGGACTAATGGATATCCCATTGATCAAACGGATGTTATTAACCGTGCCGAGATATGATATACAGTATTGAATATTGCCACGTTTATACCTCCTCAGGCGTTGATGAACTTGCGGAGAATTCAATATCTGCACTCCGTGATGTGCTTAAGGACGTGAAAGATACTCCTTATGAGTTAGCGGTGATGGTTGATGACTATTCGCCCAAGGATAAGACGGACTTTGATTATAAGGCCTTCATAGACTACCTTAATGTTCATAAGGTTGTTCCTTCCTTGTTCATAAAGGAGAGTGATCTGCTTGGAATAAACAGAAAAATACTTGACCGGCTTCCTAATGGTAAGCTACGGCAATCCTATGTCAATTACATTTTAACAAAAGAACAGCATCCTTGCTCTCTCTTTGTGGCTTCTTGGTATATGCTAAGGTTAGGGTTGGTGACGGCATCTAATGGTGATCCTGATAGTGTTAAGATGGTTCAGCCGGCAGACCGATTAATAAATATTCTTCCCGCATATTTCATTGATGCCGAAAACAGGGCGGCAAAGATATTACGGGCTTTAGGCGTTCCTTATTCAACCACCATAACGAACATCTATCTTGAAAACAAAAGCTGATATTTGGAACAGGTTTTCACCTGATAGGTATGTTAAGCAGAACTATGCGAACATGAAAGTTCAGGATGTGTTAATCCTGTATCGCATTTTTACCCGTCACCAAAACAGAACGGGCGGGGTTATAATGGAGGTTGGGGGTGCGGTTAACCTTTATCCGGTTTTAGCAATGCTGCCGTTTTATGATCGGGTCATTATAACTGACATCACGGATGCAAACCTCCATTACTTGTCATCTCAGATATCAAAGCTTGATAAGGTATGGATGCAGTACATTGACGTGATCAGGACGTTTGACTTATCGTTACAGGGATATGATTTTCAGGCCGAGCTAAAAAAGAAGGTTCATTATCAGCGGGTGTCAGTATTCGATCTGCAGACTGATATTGTCAATCATATCAGCATGAACTTTTTGGCTGAAAGCATAACCGATAAATACACTACCTTTTATGATGCTTGCCAATGCGTTAAGAAGGCCGTCCGGAAGGGAGGGCAAATAACAGCAACATTCATGTCGGGGTCAACCGGATATAAGGTAAACGGACACCGGTTTCCGGCGGTTAATATCTCAACGGAACACGTTATAGATGCCTTTGCCGACATGAAGGAGGCGTTTGCTGTTAATATTCCTATGGTTGGCAACCCCGTCCGGAAGGGGTATTCAGGTATCATTTATTACCAAGGGAAAAGATGATAGCCGCCATTTATACTATCCCCAAAAGGTTTGAGCTTATGAGGGCGTTAAAGGACAAGATTAAGCCCTCCGTTGATGAGGTACGAATTTTCATGGATGGGGATTACAGGGGGAATTGGTGGAACCATCAGCGAACACTCTCTGAAATGTTACCCTTAGCGAAAAAGGATGAGCCGGTATTGATAATGACGGATGACGTTACTACCGTTCCTGATTGGAGGGAGAGATGGGAAAAAATACATGAGGCGGCAGGCTCAGAGATTTATTGTTTATTCACCCGCAAGAGGCACTTGTTTAAAGAGGAAAATCTTAAACGTGGATTTGTTACAGGGGTGCACCTAAGGGGGTTTTATGATCAGGCCACAATTTACATTAACCGGCCGTCGCTTATCAATGACGTAATCAAATGGTTCAATGAAACGGGGAAACAGACAAAGCCGTTTCTCCCACCGCTTGAGAAAAGAGGCAATCACCTTGACGTTGTGATCCAAGAATATCTTGTGGCTCATAACATAGAATGGACGGTGACAGTTCCTACTCTCTTTGATCATTTACAGGTCGGGTCTTCCCTCGGACATGATATCGGAGGATCACCGCTTTATATAGGAAACCATGAGGATTTATCTTAAGGAAAACGTTTGGGATGCGGCACTTAATCGCATAAGGTATCTCTATGATGAGTTTCCTAAGGTTATCTGTCAATTCTCCGGCGGGAAGGACAGCACGGTATGTTTACATTTATGCCTTAAGGTTGCCAAGGAGAAAAACCGGCTACCGCTTACAGTATTTTTCATTGATCAGGAGGCCGAATGGGATGCAACCATTGACTATGTGCGGGAGGTTATGGCTATGCCCGATGTTGACCCCGTATGGTTGCAGATGCCGATAAGAATATCAAACACAACATCACCAACAGAGAGGTGGCTGTGGTGTTGGGAAGAAGGGGCAAAGTGGCTCAGGGAAAAAGAACCGAACAGTATCAAAGAGAACGTTTACGGAACGGTGACTTTCAGGGAGGTTTTTGCGGCCTATGCCCGTTATCACTATCCTCATACTCCTGTTGCAATGATAGGCGGCGTAAGGGTCGAAGAGTCGCCGGCAAGGGCTATCGGTTTAACTCATTTTGCTACCTATAAGCATATCACTTGGGGGGTAGGGGCAAGCAGGAAGCTTAAGCACTTCGGCTTTTACCCTCTTTATGATTGGACGTACATGGATATTTGGAAGGCCATACATGATAACCATTGGTCTTACTGCAAAATGTATGACTACTACTATATGTACGGGATACCGGTTCAGCATATGAGGGTCTCAAACGTACATCACGAAACGGCGGTCAGGAGCTTATATTTCATGCAGGAGATTGAGCCTGATAATTGGAACAGGCTTACTCAGAGGCTTAAGGGAGTGAACACGGCTAAGCATGGTCAGAATGATCTTTTTGCTGCGCCTCGTACTCCGCCGGCAATGTTTAAGGATTGGAAGGAGTACGCTAATTATCTATTGGAGAACCTAATTTCAGAACCGGAGATTAAAGAGATATTTCAGAGAGAATTTAAGGCCTTTGAGAGCCGGTATAACTATGGCAATGATTTGGTTCTGCGAGACATGTACCGTCAGCTTGCGGCGGCGGTCATTGCCGATGACTACCACATGACAAAGATTAAGTCGTGGCAGACACGGGCGGATACCGCACAATGGCGTAAGTGGAAGACTACGGGGGTGCGGCATAATAACTTTTCAAATAAGTACATTGACTATGAACTTAGTAAAGGAAATCAGGGAAGCGTTCAGCAACAGCACGGACAAGATCAAATTAGCGAACACGCTGAGGAAAGTGATCTTTGAGGAAAGCCCTGTTAATTCTCAGCCGGTTGATTACGTCCGGTGGGTCCCAATAGAAATGGTGCGGGCAAACGACTATAACCCTAATAGCGTTGCGAGGATTGAGATGCAACTGCTTTATACGTCAATATCCCATGATGGGTACACTCAGCCTATTGTTACCGTTTGGGATGACGTGAATGAAAAGTATATTATCGTTGATGGTTTTCACCGGTACTTTGTAGCTAAAAGCAATAAGGATATTCTTGATCGCAATAACGGAATGCTCCCGATAGTTGTTATTGATAAGAGTATAAATGAACGCATGGCCTCAACCGTCAGGCACAACAGGGCGAGGGGAAAACACTTAATGACCGGCATGAGCAGTATGGTCTTTGAGATGTTGGAAAACGGATGGAAGGATGAGGACATTTGTAATGAGTTAGGAATGGAGCCTGAGGAACTGATAAAGCTTAAGCATATCACCGGTTTCTCGAAACTGTTCAGTAACGTGGAATATCGAAAAGCATGGGAGACAAACCAACAGGTTAAATTGAGATTGGAACATGAGCGAAAAGAGGCAAAAGAGTGAGAACAAGACGGGGAGGCCGGAGGTCGTTTTTACTGATGACCAATGGAAAAAGATCAATGCCTTCCTGACCGCAAGGGCTGATGGGGCTACTATTGCAAGATATTTCGGCATACACCCCGATACCCTGTACGCAAAGGTGGTTGACAAGTATGGTGAGACTTATGATATTACAACTTTTTCTGCCTATGCAGCACTAAAAAGAGAGGAGGGCAATGAGTTACTCCGGCGAACACAGTTTGATATAGCTATGGGCGGTAACGTCACGATGCTTATATGGCTTGGGAAGCAGTACCTTGGACAACAGGATACGAGCAGTATTACTCATGGCGGCAGTATTAAAACATCACCGTTCATGCAGTTACTTATGGAGGCTACGGCTGAAATGGAGAAGGCGCAAGACATTAACAAAGAGGATGTTTCAACAGGCGTTCAACAGAATTCAACAGGTGTTGAATAGGTGTTCAACAATAAATAAATAAATAAATAAATAAATAAATAAATAAATAAA